AGAATTATTTACTGCGTCATTCATATTACATTTCCTTTAATTTAATTTGCTTAATCACCATCGAACTCATCCATTGGGAAGAATTTCACACCTGACCCACATTCTATGCAGGGCAGTAATGCGTAATCTCCAAGGTGTTCACTCTCAGTTTGGATATTGCTTATATTGCCTTGGGTTTCAATTAAAGTTACACCACATTCAAGACATATGCCTTCCCACACTCGGTTGCTTAACTTTCCAGCATGAGCAGCTCTTTTAACTTTCATCATTTTCACCCTTCTCGGTATCAGGTGGTAACATTACTTTCCCCTTGGCCTCAACATGTTTAAATGCGAGTGTTTGTAATGCGTGTTTCATAGAACTCTGCGCGTGTATGAGTTTACCACGTTCAAATTCAATGTCAACCAGTTCCTGACGAATATTTTCATACATGATGAAAGTATCCTTGAGAGTTGGGTCATTTAAAATTTCATCACGGAACAATTTAATCATCTCTCCGTTAAATTCTACTGTTATAGATTGTGTCTTTTCCACTTCTGGTATCATGCAGCACCTCCCATGCTTGTCATTAGACCCATTAACTTACTTGCCTCATCATGGGAAACACTGTGGTCTTCCATATCGGGTATACCTACAACAGCCTCTTCCATATCAAAAACATCTTGTGGTAGTTGCTTAATAGAACTAACCTCAAGGTCTATGAGTCCGGGCAACCCCGGGATAGAGCCTGTGACTTCACCCCCGGGCTTAGTTGTCGCTTTCGCCTTCTCTTCAGCTTTCTTACGTCTGGTGGGCATAACACTTGTTTGGGCACCATCCTTATGGTTACCGATACGTAAGTTAAGTTGGTTGTATCCGAGAATAGACATTTTCCCTTTAGCGTGACTTGATCTGGATTTTAAGAAGTAGGCGTTCATGACCCCATCCAATTCCATGGTGTCGTCCATGTACAGAGAAATATAATTATCAACCGTGTTTACTTTTGATAAACCACCAGCAATACCACCTTGGCTTGGTGTATTCATAGTCAACGCTTCTCGGTTCTGCTGAGACGCTGTTGCCCCAATCATATCATACTCACGGAGTATGTTACGCAGTTCCTCGGACTTCATTTTATCTTGTTCTGATATACTAAGACCGGAAATTCCACAATTAGGGTGCATTACATCAAGGTAGTCAACGAGAAGAACATCAGGTACTCTGTTATATTCCAATTCGTAAAACTTAAGGTACGACCTAATGTCCATAGCCTTAGAACCTTCCGGTATACTTTTTATAATATGGCTTCCACCTTGGGAATTAGCTTTTACTTTTAATATACCCGCACTTATTTCTGGTATATGGGCTTGCCAGTTTTTTATATTCTCACCTGATAGAATAGCACCTAAGCGTAAGAATACCATCTCCTCTTCTAATTCCAATGTTAGATTGAGTACATGATACCCTTGTGTAGCGTAGTTATGCCCTATGTTCTGTAGCATAAGGGATTTACCACCACCGGAGTTGGCAGAAAATAAAGTAAGTTGTTTTCGTATAAGGCCACCGTCGAGGGGACCATCAAGACCATCAATTAATGTTGGTATGGGTGTAAATTTCTCAACCAGTTTCCATAGTCGTTCTTCAGGATTGTCATATACGTCAACTCCCAAATCTTTTTGAAGTGAGACATGGACAGCATTAGTGATAAGTTCCAAGACAGCACCCATATCATCATCGTCTATGAGCACAACCGATGCGTATACGGCTTTCATGGCGGCTGATTCTCGACAGAACTTCTCAACAGTGTCACATGTTGCTGCTATTCTATCTTTTGTTATTTTTGCGGTAGGTTCGAATTCAATACTAAATTCAGCGTCAAGCACATCAATCGCAGGTACTGCACTATACTTCTCATTATACTCGTGGATGAATCTCACAACTCTTTCATATTCAGCATCGAAGTATTCCGGTTTTAGTATACTTGCAACTCTGGCATAGATTTCTGGTGAGGAAAGAATATCTTGGATAATTAGTTTTTGCTTTTTATTATTAGCGGTTGCCAATAGAGTGCTCCTATAATCCACGGCATTCTAACAGAAAAAATGAAAGATTGCAAATTATATATCGGTTTTTAAGAAATACTATGATCTTTTTCTAGATTGGCAATGTACCTTCTACGCTTTCGGGACGAGTCCCCAAAATAATATCCCCACCATCCACCAAGTCTTACACCAGCCCAGTATACCCAAGATAGGATTGGATGTCCAGTGGATTTAATACATTCGCGTAATCGCTTATCCGCTTCTGGTCGTTTAACATTTGTAATATAATCAACATCGTGGCGTTCACAACATTCGAAGAATACCAAATCAGGAGCCATACTACAACCATCGGAGGTAAAATCTCCTAGGTGTTTTATTTTTTCTATCATGGTTGAATCACGTTTCGTCATCGAGATAAGCCTCTTTATCATCAGGTGGGGTCACTGTAGAACTTTCAGGATCTAAGAAAGTCTGTAATTTAGCTTCAGTGTTTTTATATTGTGCTCTACGATCTTTTTCGAGATATACCCATGTCACCTTATAAGATGAATATTTGTATAGTCTCGCTGGGATACCACTTCGGATTGTCGTATATGTTAATCGGTGAAAATCTCCATCCTTTGGATTAAGTGGGAAATCATCCCCCTGTGTGTATGGTTCTCCGTTCGGTGGCATAGCATCATAACCGAATTGTCCACGAACCCGGTCAATTCGTTTAGCTATGTTTGTGTCACCATCTTGTTCTTCTTCCCACTCATAGAACGCCGCTGGGATTTGTGCAATGTCAGCATAATCTTCCCCGCGTTCTGGAACCTGTGTGTCTGCGTCTGCGTCTATAGTATGTGCTATGTTAAATATATCTTGATACGGCTTGTTGGTCTGGCCATCATTGATATCGACAACACCATTCTCATCTACGTTCTCGGTCAAATTACCAAATAGATCTTGAGTCTCTTGGGATGCCATTACGGGTCTAGTGATCAAGCGTTGTATGGTTGGAACCCAGTTGGGCGTATAACCATTGACGCTCCAAGCTACGTCTTGCACTTCTACATAACGCAATACTGGTTTCATTGATGTTGTATACTGCGTTTCGGCTGGTAACTGTAAAACATCTCCAATAACAAACGGCCTACCTAAAAGACCTACTATAGTGGAGAAGCTAACTTCTATTATCCATTCATCCCCACTGAATAAGCTACCATAACCGTGCTTACTTTGAAATGCTTGAACATCAATTGGCTGATAGGAACCTTTAATTCTTACCGGGTTCTCATCATAGTCACGGTCACGGTTTTCGAGAAAGATTCTATCCTGTATATTATCAATACGTGTTGCTTCATAGTCAATTAGCTGTAGTGCCTCTATTTCCCATGCATCCTCTGGACCACCATTGAATGTAACGGGGCGAAGCCTCCAAAAACGAGAAGGGGCACTACGCTTAAAGCTAACTTTAGTTGCACCCTCACAGTCTGGTAAATCAATTATTTGTACACCGTACCACTTAACTCCATCTGTAGACCTCTCTACCCGGGCTTTCGTAACACGCTTTTCTGCTCTACAGCTTTGTCTAATCTTTATAGTAGCTACATCATTTTTCACAGACGTATCTATTCCATATCGTTTTCTACCATTGTCTAGCAGTATTTCACCAAAATCATATCCAATATACGCGGATGTGATATCATTACCCAGTTGGGATGAACGCCACACGGTCCTATATAAATCGAACGCGTTGGACGCTGGGAAGTTTGGGTTATCACCACCTGAAATGGGTGACCCATTACCAGTTAAATCTTGCAATGATCCCTGTTCATGTACTCCCAGAAGACGATGCACATTAATTACAGCACCACCTATGGTAATAGTCTCGCTAATATACTGGTCAATGATACGGGAGTCATTAGAGTCTGTGAGTTCCCACGCCGGGTTAGGCATATCATTAGGGGCCGTGATGCCCGGGTTAAGTGACCTACATAGCCTCGCATATGCATCATCTGTTGGGGTTGGTAAAAAGTTACCATCACCATCAACAGGGCAATTTCCGTTACTCATTAATGATTCTAATTGACCTGTAACACTCATCGTTTATCCTATAAAGAACTGTGAACTTACATCACTGTTGTGATCTTGGAATGAACGATCCATGATTTCTTCGCGGAGATTTGATTGCTCATTCTCGGCTTGTGTGATAAGTTCTTGGGAATTCAATACCGTACTACCATTTGGACCCGGTAGGGATGAGAATTTACCACGAACTTGAGACAAGATCATCTTAGCTTCGGATACGGCCCACTTCTTAACCCATAACTCAAGATATCTATTTGTCATTATATGTTGCTCGGACATTTCTATTGTTGCATCCAGTAACACACGCTCATTACCATAGAATACCTGATGGAAATTAAGAGCCCTCGTGTCCTCATAAAAATCAAAAACTAAATTATCGGCAAATATATAACTCAAATCCTCAAGATAGCTGGATATCAAATGGTAGGAAAGCATATCAAAGCGTCCCAGTGAATACAACTGTTGTAGGGCAGCAATACCAAATATAGTATTCCCCCCACCCATGGAAGCTCCTAAGAAACCTGTACGCATTCTGTATGCAGCATTAACATTGATTATCTGATTGAAACCAACACACTTGTTGGTTAATATATACCGTTGCTGGTTGGGAAATATATCCAAGAAGAAGAATGAACGCTGGTATGAGTAACTGGAATATTTTCTAACCATCAATAACGCATTATCAATACATTCATCCAATTCCTGTTTGGTTAATTCTACTTGTATATTCGGGGCACCCAAGGCTATACGAATTCTATCCTGTAGCTTTCGTCGTTCATCTGGTGTACCATCAGTACCCACTCCCAACTCTCTAAATGTCGGACCAGCCGCGTCTATGCTGCGTCCTACGCTTGGGGTATAATGAATAAGAGGAACATTTAATCCAGTGAGAACCGTAGACCCTAGGTCTATGGCAATTGACTGTTCACAACCAACATCACATGTTTCAAATCTCATCAAGTCTCGCCCATACCGCTCAACGTCGTTGTAAGGGGAAAATATGTCGTTGTTTATGCTGTTGGCCGCTGATATCTCATCGAAACATACTTCTCTGTTGAAAAGTAATTTAAGCTGGGCAACTCCACATGCCTCTACCCACGCAACACCATCCCACTGATAAAGGGTATAATCAATGGTATCTAAGAAATATGTGCCAATTGGGGGGGCTAATGAATCTTCTGTGTATATCTGTGGCACCCACACACCCAGTTCCCTAAGCTGTAATTCAGTACCGTCGAACCAAAACACACCATCCGTTACACCAAAGGGATCACTCTCAGACTCCATCACGTCCAACAGGACGTATTCTACGCCATCCCAGATGTACCATGTACCATCTGTGGTGTTGT